ATAAATTATTAATTCTTTTTTATCTATTTGTAGTTTTATACAATCACTATCTTCTATGAATCTTTCATCTATACATTGTTTAAAAAAATCTATAATATTGTTACTAGGTATTTTTTTATTAACAAATAATAGCAATTTATCATAATGTTTATCTTGATAGAGTTTAGAAATTTCTAAAACGTCGTTATAACTTATCATATTTATTGACCAGGATCTTCATCTTCTTCTTCCTTAGGATCTTCTCCTGCTCGTAGACCTTTCTGAATATTCGGCGGAACAAATGATTTTAGAGGATCGTCTGTTACGGTTGGAGTCTCGACACCGATACCAGTCCAATGAGTGGTCGTTATATTTTCAGAATCGTCTACCTCATCTCGTAAACCTTCTTGAAGGGTCGGTGGAACAATGGTACCGATGCCTCGTTCTGTAAGTTTCCTTTGTTCTACTTTTTGTTTTAAAATATCGGCTCTTTTCTTTAAAGAATCATAACCAATAAAGTCTTTAACCATTTTATCTTTATATTCAGTGGTTCTAACTATTTTATCTGTTCTTTCTGTTTCTTCATATCCAGATCCTTCTCCAACATTACCACCTATTATACTTGATGGGTAAGGAGCGTTTGGATCTAAATTAGACAAATTCATATTCGGGTCAAATTCTGGTCTAGTAGTACCATCCGCCGGATATATAGGTACTTCACCGGTGAAATCATATCCCGGACCTTTTAAAGCCTCTGGTGATATTTCTGGAGTTGCTGGTGAGAGTGCTGGTGGATCAGGTGTATGTCCTAATACTGGTATACGAACATCGTATTTAGAAAACCGCCAACCAACAGCTACGGAACCTAATTCTACATCTCCGTTATATTGAGCAACATTTGCAGATTTAATTACATAGGGAATACAATCCTTATATGTATAAATTTTTGTAATTACTGGATCACTATCATAAGAGGATTGTGTTTGTTTTGATATAAAATAAATTGAAACATCTGTTGATAATGGTACATCCGCCATATTACCATACACACTATACAATTGAATCCACGATCTAAAGATACTATCAATAAGACTTATATTAGTTTCTGAGAATTGTATATCAAGGTCATTATCAGGATAATTTCTACTTTCCATAAAAGGCCCAACAGGTAATAAACCGTTAATTAATTTACCTCTGTTATCTACAGTTGTAGTTTCTGTTGTGAGATCGATACCAGTTGCTAAAAACATGTAACCATCAAAATACTTTTTAAAGGTTTTGTTTTTTACAAAATCTAAACCGGTTGATTCTCCGGTACCAGGACGAAGGCCTAAACTATTTACACTCGCTTCTGTTACAGAAGCAGGTATATGCTTAATATTAACTAAAAAGAAATTCTGAGAAGCTGGAAAGGTCGAAAAGTCAGTTAGTAGTTCATAGAACTTTTGTCTAAGATCTCTTACATTAGAGCTCTGTAAAACTGCCATGTAAATATTTAAGACAATTAACCTAATACGGCCCCAGCTAATTTACCAATAGCATTAACAGTACCACGAATAGCAGGATCTCTCCTAAAGAATTGATACGCCATAGTAATGGTTACCGTAGCAACCTCTCCATCCCCAGCCATTGAATAACTAATATCGCCACAGTCTGTTGGAAATACTCCGTGAAGTTTATATGTACGCATTGGTTCGAATTTAGTATTTAATTGAACTAATGTTATTGTACTATTATTATGAAGTATACCATCACCAGTTGTGGTTTCATCATTATAAGTTTCAGTTATCCAATTTTCCATTGCAATGCGAGAGTTCGTCGTCGCGTCACAATAAAAATCAATTGTAAATGCATCACTGGCATTATATGAAACTGTACCGGGAATTCTAAATGTAAACCCGTTATAAGGAACATCCTTTGTCGCAATAGTTTTACCAGGTAAAGTGGCAGTCGTAGCATATACTAAGTCATCTTCAGTAAAAACCGGGGTGCCTTTATTGGCGACGTCTAATACGCGGAATTGAAAGTCACGTGCAAAGTCTCTCGTTTGAGCTACCTTATAAAAATCTTGAATTGTTTGTTTAATATCAGCCATGATGTTATAATTATTTAGTGTTTACTTTAATTTATTGTCCAACTATCTCCTGGAAATTAACATCGTTGTTCACCGCGTAAAAGTTAACCAATATAAACTCTGCAGCGCGAACTGGCTTCAAATAGATATCTACTCTTAGCTCATTCTGTTCGATAACACTATTAGGGTTATTTCGGTCATCACAAACAATAAGGTAGTCATATACCCCTTCTGTTTGTTTACAGTTTTCGAACATTGGTGTTAGTGTATTAACAACTTTGGTTCTTGTTAAGAACGTATTAGGTTCAAAGATGAAGAATTTCAATGTCTCTCTTGTTCTTTTCTCTAAATCGAGGAACAATCTACGAACGTTAATTCTATCAAATGCCGTAGGTTTACGTTGTAAAGTCTTTTGACCAAATATAACAATCCCTTCACCGGGGAATTGTGTAACAGGATTAATCGCAATCCTATATAATTGATCTCTTTGACGTTGGGTCGGGCTTATTGCAATGTCATTTACCCCACCGACAACACCGCGGTTGAAACCAGCTGGTGCATACCAAGGCGCATATGAAGCGTCGTTTTGTGCAAAGATCTTTGCAGCGACTCCAGAGAATGGAATCCAAATTTGCGAGCCACTGGATGCATCTCCAACCTTTGCCCAGTTACCATATGTTGTCGCAAAATTGCTATTAGCAACACCAAATTGATGTCTTAAGGGCCAATACACATGCTTACTAAAGTTCTTAGATTTATCATCTAATACTTTTTGGCCAGGTGCAGCTCCTTGAACAACTAATGGACGGAATGCGTCAGCAATAAAGATATGATCTTTTCTAGTCTCCCGCGCAAATGACTCAAACCTGTTAAATATAGTCCTGTAATCATCTCTATAATTTATTTGAGTAGTAGTGCCTTTCATGTTGGGATCTGCTGTATAAAACCCTGTTCCCGTACTTGCATTACCGACATCTACATAAGTAGTATCATCAAAATTAGATCCATTACCTAAAGCATGAACTGTTCCTAATCCAGCTTCAACAGTAACATCCATTTGGAATACATCAACATTACTACCAATTTCAAATATTCTATCTAACTTATCTGGAATACTACCAATATTTTTATCCAGGGCTGTGTTAGTTGTAGAACTATAAACACCTAATGGGAACAATCCTTGTTCTTTAGCAAAATTAACCAAATTTCTTAATCTTTGATTAGCGGTATCATCAACAGCAGCTTGTAATACACCAGCATTTGTAGTATTAGTATGAATAGTTCGTACAAACTTCTTAGGTGCACCACCGGCATCAGTCCATGAACCACTCTTTGTACTAATATATGGATTTACTAAAACCTTAACATTAGGAGAGCCGCTTTCGACATTTTCAATGAAAATTGATTTTTTCGCACCACCATTCTCATCTTGAATTTTTCTAGATGCATCTAATGATCCAGTATATCCTTCTGCTAAGAACTGGGTTAGTTCAATTTCAGAATTCGAGAATGGAGTATTTCTAATCTTAAAAATACCTAAATTAATTGTATCAACAAACTCTGGACCTAATTCCCACTTTGAAATATTTTCAAGAGATTTACTCACACTACTCTTTTCATCTGTCGCAGATCCAGATAATGAAAAATCAATTCTCGAAGTCGGGACAGTTGCATATTGCGCCGGGGTTCGGGTTCCAGTTACTGATGTTGTATAAACATAAGCTCCAGCTGCATCATATGGTGTTGATGGGTTAGTATGCGAGCTATCTGAAATTGCTCCATAATAACCTTCAAAGGAATCGTTAATATAAGTCGCACCTGTATTTAAAACAATAATACCAGCGTTACCTAGTTTGGCCGATGTACCATCAAATGTTTCTTCCGCACCAGCGGATAAATCGTTTGACCAAGTAATATTACCATCCTTTACTGCATTGAATCGGTCTTCAGTTAATTCAACTAACGTTGGGTTACCAATTACGTAGTAATTAGATGAGCTTAAAGATGTTGTTGTTCCGTCATCAAGCCCAAATGGATAATTACCAAAATTGTCAGCTGCATTACTAAACACTTCTCCTGCAACTAACGATGTTCCTACAGCAGTAAGAGCAGAGAAATCAGAAGCAGCACCAAACGCTGAAGGAATAGCAGACAATGTATATGTGTTTATATCGCTCGCGGCCGCTTGGCTATGGCCCACTGCAGCAGCACTCGTAGCAAACATGTTTGTTTTTGCAGAAATATAACTTAAACTATCATTTGCATCTTTAATAATTAATTCTACACCGACTGTTGATCCACCTGAGGCAGTCATTTGAGTTTGTGTACCGCTTATCATACCAACAGCGCTTTTATTAAGAAGTAAATCTAATTGTGCCGTTCCTGTTCCTGTAGTATTTGCATTAAATCCAGTAACAGTTGCAGTATTAAGGCCACCAACCGGGTAAACTAGAGCAGAATACCTTCTCGTACCAGTTGAACCACCATAAGGTATACGAGAGACAAAAACATTGGCATCACTATTAAACACTTGTCTCGCCGAATGATAAAA